CAAAACATTACATAAATATTCTGATAATGGAAATGGTAGAGAATATAATCCTGAACAAGTTAAAGTTCCTAAAGTAGAATTTGTTAGCATATGGGATTTCTACCCAGACCCTAATGCTAGAAACATGGAAGAAGCAGAATATGTTATTCAAAGACATAGATTAAATAGACATCAGTTTAAAGATTTATTAAATAGACCTTACTTTAATAAAGAAGCAATTTATAAATGTTTAGACATGGGTCCAAAGTATGATAAGAAAAGTTGGGAAACATCTATTGATGCAGAAAATAATTCTTATGGAGATTTAGAATCTAATAGATACGAAGTACTTGAGTACTGGGGAACTATAGATGCAATGTCTGCAAGAGAACAAGGTTTAGAAGTTGATGAAGATATAGAAGACTTTGAAGAAGTTCAAGTTAATATTTGGATTACTAATGGAAAGATAATTAGAATTGTAGAAAATCCTTTTACTCCATTTAGAATACCTTATCAATCTTTTTCTTATGAAGTAAATCCATATCAGTTTTTTGGAATAGGTGTTCCAGAAAATATGGAAGACGCACAAGCTATTATGAATGGTCATGCAAGAATGGCAATTGATAACTTAGCTCTAGCTGGTAACTTAGTATTTGATATAGATGAATCAGCTTTGGTTCAGAATCAAAATATGGAAGTTTATCCAGGTAAAATTTTTAAAAGACAAGCTGGAGTTCCAGGTCAAGCAATCTATGGAATTAAATTTCCTAATACTGCAAATGAAAATATGCAGATGTTTGATAAGTTCAGACAACTTGCAGATGAATCAACAGGTATACCTTCTTACTCACATGGTCAAACAGGAGTAACAGGTATGACTAGAACAGCATCAGGTATGTCAATGCTTATGGGTGCAGCATCTTTAAATATTAAAACAGTTATTAAAAATATTGATGACAGTTTAATTAAACCTTTAGGAAAATCTATGTTCCAATGGAATATGCAATTTTATGAAGGTGATTTACCAATACTTGGTGATTTTGAAATTAGAGCAACAGGTAGTTCTTCTTTAATGAGAAAAGAAGTTAGGTCTCAAAGACTTACTATGTTCTTACAAACAATTCAAAATCCATCTATTGCTCCATTCGTTAAGATATCAGAAGTTATTAAAGAGTTAGCATACTCTTTAGATTTAGACCCTGATGAAATTATTAACTCTAAGAGTGAAGCAGAAATATATGCTAAAATTATAGGATACCAAAACAATGCTCAACAAGGAACTAGCGAAGAATCTCTTGCACCTGGTCAACAGCCAGGAATGGAAACACCTGGAGGAGTACCTGGACAAGGTGCAGCAACAAACAACCCAGGAAATGGCGAGGGGATTGACCCCACAAGCAATCCACCAATGCCAGGGGAGATGGGTTTTTCTGGAACGTCTGAAGAATCTGCCTAATCAGGTAAAAGAAATTGTAAAGAATAGTGTTGACTAAATACTTTTAAGTTGGTATAATAACCATTAAGGATAAAAATATGCATAAGAAGAAATCAAAGAAAACTGTTATTATAAAAATGGCTACAGGTGGACTTATGGGTCAACCTCCATACATTGCTAAAGATGATAAAGAAGATGATGGTATTAATCCTTATGATGTAAATACTCCTTCATCAGCTAGAAAAGGTTTACCTTCTAGAATATTATCAAAGTCAAGAACAAGATTTAAAAAAGGTGGAATGTTAGATAGACAACATTACAACGAAGGAGATGATGTTTCTAAATTATTAAGAGATATTGATTTACCAGATGAATTAGAAGAAGGTCCAGCCGAAGGAGATATTCCAGGTGAGACAATGAGTAAAATGATTGTAGATAAAATTAACAGATTAGAAAAAGAAAAAGATGCTACAAATAACTCTTCCTTGAAAGCAAAATTAAATAATGAAATTAAAAGTTTGGAATCAAAAGTAAGAGTTAAAGCAGCATTGGGTGGTTATATGGATGGTAATGATATTTCAGAACAAACACCATTAGCTTTAAATATTGGTGGTGCAGTTAGAAGACCAGAAGAAAGACCAGAGTATCAAGCATATGCTGAAGGTGATATAGTTGAAGATGAATCTTTACTTGCTCCTATTGGTATGGAAGATGACATGATGGCAGAAACTGACACAGAAATGATGGCAGAAGATGATATGATGGAAGATGATATGGATGCAGATGGTATTTTAGATACATCAGCATTATCAGAAGAAGAAGAAAATTTATTGGATGAAGCAATGGAAATGCATCCAGAGTTAGAAGCGATTATTCCAAAGATAGTTGCAACAGAATTTACAGAGGATGAATTAGTAGAAGGACCAGGTGATGGAACTTCAGATTCAATCCCAGCCCTGCTATCAGATGGCGAATTTGTATTTACAGCTAAAGCAGTTAAAAGTTTAGGTGTTGATACATTAAGAGATATGATGGCACAAGCAGAAGCAGATTATGATGCTGGGCTAGATGGTCAAGAAGAAGAAGTTGTATTTGACGATAACGAATACACAGACGATTCTTTACTATCATAACAAAATTTTTAGAGTGGTACTCTAAGGATAAACAAGCTACCTTATATTTATATAAGCCCTTGTAGCTTTGTTTTCAAACAGTAACCAATTTTTAGCTACCTTCACAGTTAAGAAGCCCTAAAGGAGGAAACATGAACGAAGACGAAGGACAAACTAAGGAAGTCAAAGCAAATCCTTATGGTAGAAATAAATCATGGCATACAGAAGATGTAATGCCTAGTGATTTTGTTTCTGCAGATACTGGACCAGCAGATGCCAACACCGACCCTAGAGGTTTAGTTAGAGAAGCTACTGACAGCAATGTCAACCCTGATACTAACGAACAATTAGATTCGGCTACTTCGGATAAGTCTTTACAAGAATCAGCACTTAGTGTAGATTCCAAAGCTTATACAAAAGTTGACTATAAAAAAAGATATGACGACCTAAAACGATATTATGATAGGAAGTTAGGTGATTGGAATACTAAAGAAGGAGACCTTAAAGCACAGCTTAAAGAGAACCGACCAAAGTATGCACCACCGAAATCTGAAGAAGAACTAAAAATCTTCAAAGAGGAATACCCTGACATATATGGAGTTGTGGAAACTGTATCACACTTGCAATCTAAGAATGAGATGACAAGTTTACAAGAAGAAGTTGAAGCTCTTAAGAAAAAGAATGATACTTTGGCAGCTCGTGAAGCTCAATTAGAGTTATCGAAATACCATCCAGACTTTAATGATATTAAAGAATCAGATGATTTTCATAACTGGGCAGATGAACAGCCAATGGAAATTAAGTCTTGGATTTATGAGAACAACAACAATGGTAAACTCGCAGCAAGAGCAGTCGATTTGTATAAGAAAGACCGAGGACTTGGATTAGATAAAAAAACTACTACTGAGAATAAGCAACTTAAAGAAGGTGCTGATTTGCTAGTTAAAACTAGAGAACATATCGGAGAGCCAACTGGACAGAAGCAAGTTTTCAAAACTTCAGATATTCAAAGAATGTCTGTCGATGAGTTTGAAAGATATGAAAAAGATATAATGATAGCTCAAAGAGAAGGTAGAGTTATACAAGATTAACTTTACTTTTATTTTTATCAACAAGTAAACAAATAAGGAAAAATAATTATGGCACATTTTGCAGGTGGAAACACTACTAACTTTGGTGGTGCAGCTCCAGGAGGAACACAAGCGAACACATTTTGGGTTCCAGAAATATATAGTAAAAAAGTATGGATGGCTTTAAGAAAAGCATCTACAGTAGAAGCAATCTGTAATACAGATTACATGGGAGAAATAAAATCTTATGGTGATACTGTTAATATAGTAAAAGAACCACAAATGACTGTGGCTGCTTATACTAGAGGACTAGCGACAACAGATGTTGCAATAACTGACGAAGAATTAGTTCTAACAATCGACAAAGCAAACTACTTTAGTTTTGCAGTTGATTCTTTAGAAAAAAGATTCGGTCATATTAACTTTGCAGATACTGCATCTAATAACGCAGGTTACAAACTAAAAGATACAATGGATACTGAAGTACTATTAAATATGTACACAGATGCTATTGCTACAGGTTCAGCAGCAGATTCACTAACTCCTATTTTAGCAGGAAATGGTGTTGCAGCTTCTCAAGCTATCTTTGGTTCAATTGCAGCTCCGATAGCTATTGGACACGCAGCAGGTAACATAGACCCTTTGAACTTTATGAGTTCAGCAGCTCAAGTTATGGATGAAAAAGACAACCCTGAAGAAAACAGATGGTTTGTTGCAGCTCCTGATTTTTACAATGCATTATCAGATACTGCTTCTAAGCTTTTATCTGTTGACTACAATGCAGGTAAAGGTTCTTTAAGAAATGGTTTAGTTGCTTCAGGTCTACTTAGAGGATTTGCTATGTACAAATCTAATAATGTTAAAGACTCTGCAGGTAACCCTTCAGTTCTATTTGGACATATGAGAAGTACTTCTTGTGCGAATGCAATGAATACAGTTGAGTCTTTCAGAAGCCCAACTACATTTGCTGACCAAGTAAGAGGTCTTCATGTATATGGAAGAAAAGTACTAGATACATTATCTATTGGTGCTGGTATTATAGCAGTAAGCTAATAACTTAATATTGGTAGGGGGTAGAAATATCCCCTGCCTTTTAAATATAAAGGAATTAATATGAATCAATTAAAATTATTTCTCTTTGAAGTAAAACATATATGGACAGAACATAAAAAGTATGTTGTTACACTTGGAATTGTTTTACTTATAGCAACAATTTTATAAAGAATTTTATGGGATTAATGTCATCTCCTGCATGGACTAGGAAAGAAGGCAAGAATCCTGAAGGTGGTTTGAATGCTAAAGGTAGAGCATCTTACAATAAAGGTAAAACCAAAACTGGTAAGAAAAGAAACCTTAAAGCACCTAGTAAAGTTAAGGGAAACAAAAGAAGAAAAAGCTTTTGTGCAAGAATGAAAGGAATGAAAAAGAAATTGACTTCCAAGAAAACTGCTAGAGACCCTAACTCAAGAATTAATAAATCATTAAGGGCATGGAACTGTTAAATGGCAAAAGATTATAAAACATTAGTAAACGAATTATTAGTAGAATTAAATGAACCAGAAGTTTCTACAATTGCTACTGCAGTTGGAATACAAAAACAAGTAGCTAATGTAGTTAATAGAGCTTACTTTGATATAGTAGATTCTGTTGACGATTGGTCTTGGCTTAGTGCTGATGTTCCTGATGACCCATACTATGGTAATACAATTATTTCAACAGTTGTAGGACAAAGATGGTATTTAAGTAAAGCAGGTTCAACAAATATAGATACAGATTTTGATTCAGTAAACTGGGATATGTTTACTTTAGAAGATATTAATTCACCTTACACAATAAATAAATTACCATTTACAACTCTAACACAATGGAGAAGTAATTATGCTCAATCTGAAGAAGCTTCAGCTAGACTAAATAATTATGCAACTCCACTAAGAGTTATAAGAAGTTCAGATGGTAGAAGATTTGGATTATCTCCAATACCTGATAAAGTTTATAATATACATTTCTTTGCATATAATAGACCTACTGCTTTAGTAGCAGATACAGATACAGTTTTATTTCCAGAACAATACAAACCAGTTTTACTAGCAAGAGCTAGATATTATTTATATCAATTTAAAGATAACATTGCTCAATCGCAATTAGCTTTAGATGAATATAAAAAAGGATTACAAAATATGGCTGACAATTTAAATTCACCACAGCCACAATATATGACAGATGTAAGGTTTACTTACTTACTACCATAGGATAATAAATTATGCCAACACAAGGAGCTTCCATTACTGTTGCAGGGGGTTTAGATTTAGTATCAAGTTCTCATGCTTTATTTAGAACTCCAGGTGCTGCAACTATATTAGAAAATTTTGAATCATCTACAACAGGTGGTTACAGAAGAGTAAGTGGTTTTGAAAAACTAGGAACAACAAATGCAGTTATTCCTTCTGGAGTTTCAACCGATGATATGCATGGTATTAAAGGTTATGCAAATGGTATTGTTGTTGCTCAAGAAAATAATTTATATTTTAGTACTACAGGTACTTCTTATGTTCAAATAAATAAAGATACATTTACAGCAGGTACAGGAACAGTTTCTATATCTTCAGGTTCACCTACAGTAAATGGAACTTCTACTACTTTTAATACTGACTTTACTCCTGGTGATGATATTAAAATTCTTACTGATTTTTATAAAGTATTATCTATTACAAGTGATACTGTATTAACATTAGATAAAAATGCAAATACTACAACTACACAAAATGGTTTAACTTATTATATAGGTGGTATAACTGCAGGAAATTTAGCTGGTGCAACTACAATTCCAAGAACTAATCAAACTAATCTTCAATTTGTAAACTTTGAATCTACAGGTGGTTCAAATGGTACTCTTTACTTTGTTGATGGACAAAATAAAATAGGTGAATTTTATATACATGATGATGGTACTTATCATTTTGAAGAAATAAATAGGTCTGCTCCAGTAGGATGTTCTTTAATAGAACGATATACTGAAAGACTTATAGTATCAGGACAGACAGCAAACCCTAGTATTGTTTATTATAGTGGTAGATTAAAACCTTATGACTTTGAAGAAGCTTCTGCAGGATTTATTGATATAGGAGATATAGTAACAGGCATTAAAGTATTTAGAAATAGCTTAATTATATTTGGTAAAAATAGTATATATGAGTTGACAAGTCTTGATTCTACTCCTATACTTAAGTCTATAACCAAAAATATAGGTTGTGTAAGTGGAAATTCAATTCAGGAGATTGGAGGAGATTTAATCTTCTTAGCCCCTGATGGATTAAGAACAATTGCTGGTACAGCTAGAATTGACGATGTTGAAATTGGTTCTATTAGTAGAAAAATTTTACCATTAGTAAATGATATAATTAATAACTTTGCTAATTATACTATTTCAAGTATGGTTATTAGAGAAAGAAGTCAGTACAGATTATTTTATTATCAAACTGGTCAAGCAGCTTCTGGACAAAAAGGAATTATAGGAACATTTAAATATGATTCACAAGGTGTACCTGGATTTGAATGGAGTCAAACTAAAGGTTTACCTGTAAAGTTTTGTACTTCTGATGTTCGTAACGATGGTACAGAAGTTCTTCATCATACCGATGAAACAGGTTTTGTTTATAAGCATGATACTGGTAATAGTTTTAATGGTGCGAATGTAGTAGCAGAATTTCAAACACCAGATATGGATTATGGTGATAATGGTTTAAGAAAAAGTTTATATAAAGTTAAAGCTAATATTGAACCTGAAGGAACACAGAACGATTTAAAATTAAAAATTAGATATGATTTTGAAAGTTCAGAAGTTCCACAACCAGGAAACTTTGCAGTAGGAAATTTAAGTTCAGCTTCAGTATTTGGTACAGCAATATTTGGTACAGCGATATTTGGAGCAACAACTTTACCAAGTAAAAGTGTATTAGTAACAGGAAGTGGTTTTTCTAATAACTTTAAATTTTTTAGTGAGGACATAAATGCTCCTTACTCAGTAAACGGAATGTTTGTTTCATTCATAGCAGGAGGAAGAAGATAAATTATGGCAGGATATATTAGACAAAGTTCAATTAGTAATGGTGATATAGTTACAGCAACAGTATTTAATAATGAATATGATGCATTAGCTGCAGCATTTAGTAATTCTTCAGGACACAAGCATGATGGTACTGCAGCAGAAGGTCCAGTCATTGCATTAATTGGTGATGCAGGATTATCAACTCCTTTAAACAAAATTCAAATAGATACAACTAATGATGAAATTGGTTTCTATGTTGATGTAGCAGCATCATCAGTAGAACAATTTAAAGTATTAGATGGTGGGATTGTTCCTATTATTACTAATGATATTGATTTAGGTACAAGTTCTTTACAATTTAAAGATGCATACTTTGATGGTAATGTAACTTTAGATGGTTTAACTATTGGTTCAGCAACATCTATTACAGATGTAGATACAGATTTAACTTCAGTATCAGCTAGTGATGATACAGTAGCTAGTGCTAAAGCAATTAAAACTTATGTTGATGCACAAGTAGGTGGAGCAGATTTAGATTTTTCTGGTAATACTGGTGGTTCTCAATCAATTGATTTAGATGCACAAACATTATCATTAACTGGTGGAACTGGTATTGATACTACTGGCTCTGCACAGACAATGACTTTTGCAATTGATACAGCAGTCGTTGTAGATAAAACAACAGTACAAACTTTAACAAATAAAACTTTAACTACTCCAACAATTGCTTCAATTACAAATGGTGGAACAGTTACAATTCCTTCTGGAACAGATACTTTAGTTGCAAAAACTTCTACAGATATTCTTACAAATAAAACTTTAACAAGCCCAGTTATTAATACAGCGATTAGTGGTACAGCATTTTTAGATGAAGATAATATGTCATCTAACTCTGCTACTAAAGTTGCATCTCAACAATCTATTAAAACATATGTTGATACTCAAGTAGCAACTATACCAGTTGGAGATATTACTTCAGTAGTAGCTGGTACTGGTATGACAGGTGGTGCTACAACAGGTGTAGCAACATTAAATGTTATTGGTGGTGCAGGTATTACAGCTAATGCAGATAATATTACTATTGATGGAACTGTTGCTACATTAGATGGTATTCAAACTTTAACTAATAAATCTGGTAACATTTCACAATGGACAAATGATTCAGGTTATTTAACTGCAGAAACAGATAGTCAAACATTAAGTTTTTCAACACCAACTTTAACAATTAGTAATGGTAATAATGTAAACTTAAGTACATTAACAACTGGTTTAATTACAGCAAGTTCAACTGATACATTTACTAATAAAACTATAGATGCAGATGGTACTGGTAACTCAATTACTAATATTGAAGATGCTAATATTAAAGCAGCAGCAGCTATTGATGCAACTAAAATTGCAGATGGTTCAGTTACAAGTGCAGAATTTCAATACATTAATACTCTATCATCTAATGCTCAAACACAGATAGATAGTAAACAAGCTACAATAGATTCAAGTGCTAGATTAAATGCTAATCTAGTAGGAGATGGTTCAGTAGATAATACTGAATTTGGTTACATCAATGGTGTAACTTCAGCAATACAAACTCAAATTAATACAGCTAATGCTGATATAGCTACTAAAGCTTCAGCAGGATTTGCTGTTGCAATGGCAATTGCTTTATAATAAGTTGTTGACAAAGTAATATAAAAATGGTATAATTAGGATAATTCTATGGCACAAGATTTCGAAAGATATTTACAACAAGACATTTCAAACTCATCAGGTTCAGCAACTGTTTTAAGAACAGCAGCAGATTCAGATGATGCAATCATTGGTATTAGATGTGCAAACACTTCTGGTACTGCTGTGAATGTATCTGTCTATGTTAAAAATGGAACTGACACATATTTTATTATTAAAGATGCACCTATCCCTACTGGTGGTTCTTTAGAATTAATAGATGGTGGTTCTAAAGTCGTTTTACAAACTGGTGATTCAGTTGAAGCTTATGCTTCTGCTGCAACTTCTGTTGATATAATTACAAGTGTTGTAGATACTATCTCAGCATAATAAACAAGGAAATAATTAAGTATGGCATATGTCGGTAAAGCTCCTGCTAACGCAGCCTTAACAGCAGCAGATTTAGAAAATGGTATTGTCACAGCAGACAAACTAGCTACTAATGCTGTTACTGAAGTTAAAGTAAATGCAGATGCTATAACAAATGTTAAAACAGAATTTACACCTGGACTAACTATTAAAGGTGATGGTTCTTCAGCAGATGGAAAATTAATTCTTAACTGTTCACAAAATTCTCATGGAGTTTCTATAGCTGGACCTGCACATTCTGCAGGACAAAGTTATAATTTAGTTTTACCAACATCAGTTGGAACAAGTGGACAAGTACTTGCTACTAATGGTAATGCAAATAATCAATTAAGTTGGGTATCTGCACAAGAAACTAAACCTACAGTTGCTAATGTATCTCAAACAATTGCTCCAGCAACAGCTACAACAATAAATATTACTGGTACAAACTTTGTATCAATACCTCAAGTTGAGTTTATTAAAACAGATGGTGCAGTAACAGTTGCTAATACAATTTCATTTACAAATTCAACTACACTTTCAGTTAATGTAACTTTAGCTACAGGAAACTATTATGTTAGAGTAGAAAATCCAGATGGTAATGCAGGAAGAAGTACAAATAATATTATTACAGCTTCAACAGCACCTACATGGTCAACTGCTTCAGGTTCTTTAGGAAGTGTTGCAGGAGATTTTTCTGGTACAGTTACAACAGTTGCAGGTAGTTCAGATTCTACAGTAGCTTATTCAGAAACTACATCAGTATTAACAAATGCTGCACAAGCAAATTGTTCATTAGATAGTTCAACAGGTGTAATCACAACAACAGATTTCGGTGGTAGTTCAACTACTGCTACTACATATAATTTTACTTTAAGATTAACAGACGCAGAAGCACAAACATCAGATAGAAGTTTCTCACTTACATCTAGCTTCGGTGCAACAGGTGGGGGACAATTTAACTAATGGCTAGTACATATTTATCAAGAACACCAAGTTCTGCAGGAAATTTAAAAACATTTACAATATCTGCTTGGATTAAAAGAGCAGATATAAGCACTACTTTAGGCACACTTCTTTTATGTAGTTATACAAGTAGTAGTAATTATACTAATTTTTATATTGGTTCTGGTGATAAATTAACAGTAAATAGTAGTGGTACTGGTTCATCATGTTTTATAGAAACTAATAGATTATTTAGAGATGCTTCAGCTTGGTATCATATAGTTATTGCTGTTGATACAACAGAGGGAACAGC